GGCGACGCTGAGCCCCTGCGTGGCATGCAGTGGCTGGCGGCCGGCGGTGAGCAGGCGGCCGTGACCGTGAAGTTCACGATCCGCTGGCGTGCTGACGTGGCGCCCGGCTGGCGCGTGCTGTGGAACGGTCGGCCGTATGACGTGGCTGGCGAGCCCATCGACGCCTTCGGCCGCGGTCGCTGGCTGGAGCTGATGGCCAAGGCCACGCACGGAGGGCAGTGACATGGCCACCAGCTCGAAGACCGTCACCTACAGCATGAGCCTGGACACGGCCAGCATCGCGCAGTGGCTGGTCGAAACGAAAGAGCGCCTGGAGGATGCCGCGTGGAAGGCAGCCAGCGCCGGCGCGAAAGTGCTCTACGACGAGGTGAAGCGCAACGTCGAGGCCATCCCGCAGAAGACCGGGAACCTGAAGCGCTCGATCTACTACGTCTACAGCAAGGAGCTGTCGAACAAGCGCCGCAAGGTGTACGAGGTGAGCTGGAACCACAAGAAGGCACCGCACGGCCGGCTGGTCGAGTGGGGCTACCTGCAGAAGCTGCAGCCCATCTTCGTGGACAAGGTGGGCGGCCTGCGCAACCTGCGGCGCCCCGAGTTCCGCAAAGAGGCCCCAGGCGGCAAGCGCACGCGCGGCGCAGCGGCTGAAGCTCGCTTCGTGCTGCGCAAGACCCCGATCCGCACCAAGGCCTGGCGCTTCATTGGCCGAGCCCGGGTCAAGTTCCCCGAGGCGCAACAGGTCATGGTCCGCACCTTCAACGACACCATGAACAGCAACGGCGGCGGCAGCGCGAGCCTGAGTGGAGGCGCTGCGCCATGAGCATGGAAGTCGCCCTGGTGGCGCTGCTGAAGACCCGCTGCCCGCGCGTGCTGATCGACGGCAGCGCGCCGGTGGCCACGCCGAAGCCCTATGTGCTGTGGCAACTGCTGGGCGGCCCCTCGCTTCGGTACACCGAAGGCACGGCCATGTCCAAGCGCATGCAGATGGTGCAGGTGACGGTGTGGGACGTGAACGCCCTGAACGCCCTGACGCTGCTGCGCACCCTGGAAGACGACCTGTGCGCCACTGGCGTTTTCGTTGCCGAGTGCATGGGCGAGCCCACGCCGCTGATCGAGCCCGACCTGCAGCCCATCGAGTACGGATTCACCCAGGACTTTCGCATCCTGGCAGACCGCTGAACACCGAGACATAGGCGCATCGCGCGCCTTCCCCCAAAAGCCCGCCCGGAAGTCCGAGGCGGGCTTTTTCATGCCCGCGAGGGCGTTCATCAAACGCCCGCCCAGCGGGCTTGCATCTGGAGCCCAACATGCCTCAAGTCCCAACCCGGACCACGTTCTTCATCGCTTCGGCCTTCGGGTCGACCATCACCACCACCGCGGTCAGCAATGCCGCCGAAGCCGTCGTCACCGCTGCCGCTCACGGCCTGAGCAACGGCGACATCGTGGAAGTGACCAGCGGCTGGGGCCGGCTGAACAAGCGCGCCTACCGCGTGAAGAGCGTGACCACCGACAACTTCACGCTGGAAGGCGCGGACACGTCGAGCACGACCTTCTACCCGGCCGGGTCCGGCACTGGCAGCGTGCGCGAGGTCACGACCTGGACGCAGATCATCCAGGTGATGGACCCCCAATCCTCGGGCGGCGAGCCTCGCAACGTTACCTACAAGTACGTCGAGAGCGACGTCGAAGGGATCATTAACGACGGCTTCGCTGCCACCAGCTACACCATGTCGCTGGACGCCGATGCGATCGGCACCGTGGGCTACTCGGCGCTGCGCACGCTGACGGAATCCCAGGCCGACACGGTGCTGCGCATGCTGCCCCCGGCCGGCGGTCTGCTGCTGCAGCCCTGCAAGGTGGCTCTGAACGAAACCGTGCAGATGCAGGACGGCCAGATCAACCGCGTGCCCGTGCAATTTTCGGGTACGAACCGCGCGGTCCGCTACGCCTCCTGATCCACCGGCCTTCTGGCCGTCCCGTGCACGGACCCGGCTGGTGTCTTCTCCCTGGCGGGGGGAGCGCCAGTCGGGCACCGGCACACCCCTTTGAACTTTCCCCGCCAAGGAACCACGCATGCCGAAGATCAAGCTGGGCGCCCGCCCCAAGACGTTTGAACACACCCTGAAGGTCAAGCTGACCGATGGCACCGAGGGCGTGCTGCCGCTGACCTATCGCTACCGCACCCGCACGGAGTTCGGCGAGTTCATCGACGGCCTGTTCCGGCAGGCCAAGGTGACGCCGGCCAGCACCGACACCGAGGACGTGAGGTTCTCGCTGCGCGAGGCCCTGGAGCGCACCCGCGACAGCAACGCCGACTACATCCTGCAGATCGTGGAAGGCTGGGGCCTGGACGAAGAGTTCAGCCGCGAGAGCGTGGTGCAGCTGTGCGACGAGCTGCCCGGCGTGGCCGTGGAAATCATCGAGCGCTACCGTCTGGCCTGCACTGAAGGCCGCCTGGGAAACTGAGGGAGGCGGCGCAGGCCGCCTTCTCGAAGACGCCATCGCCTGCGCAGATGCAGGCCCAGGGCTGGACCGCTGAAGACTTCGCCTACGAGGTCGAGGTCTGGCCCGACAACTGGGACGCCTGGCGCTTGTTCACGAGCGTAGCGAACCAGTGGCGCCGCGCCGGCATGAATGCCGTCGAAGTGGCGCTGGACTACACCGCCCTGTTCCTGCGCATGCAGCGCATGGACCTGGACGCCGAGACATGGGAAGCCCTCTTCTCCGACGTGCGCGTGCTTGAAGCCGCGGCGCTGGACCAGATGGCCAAGGAACGATAGACCGGGAGTGCTGCCATGACAGATCAGGGAGGGTCCGGCAGCAACCCGAAGGCCCAACTCCAGGTCGAGGCGAACACCGACCCGGCCATTTCCAGCCTGGACAAGCTGGAAAAGAAGGCGATCAGCAGCGCCAACACCATCGGCAAGGCTGGCGACACTGCAGCCGAGGGCGTCGGCAAGATCGGCGGCGGCGCCGAGAAGTCGGCGGACACCACCGACCGCGCCACCAACCGCATCCTGTCGGCCATCCAGCGCATCACGCGCGAGACGGCCAGTGGTGGCCGCAACACGCCCGAATACTTCGAGGCCCTGGCCCGCGACGCCAACGTCAACTCTCCGGCCGTCACTGCCGGCATCGAGAACTACCGCCGCGCGCTCATCGCCCGCGAGCAGGCTGACAAGCAAGCTGCCCAGGCGCTGCTGGCGAACCAGCAGGCCATGCGCACGGCCCGGGGCGAGGCCAACAACCTGACCCAGGCCTACCGCCAGTTGCCGGCGCAGATCACCGACATCACCACGTCGCTCATCTCCGGCCAGCCCGCCTTCATCGTCGCCATTCAGCAGGGCGGCCAGCTGAAGGACAGCTTCGGCGGCATCGTGCCGGCCGCGAAGGCCCTGAGCATCGGCCTGCTGCAGGCCATCAACCCGGTGACGGTGTTGGCCGGCACCATCGGCGCGCTGGCCTTCGGCTTTGCCGCTGGCGCCCGCGAGAACGACGCCTACACCCGGGCCATTGTGCTGACCGGCCAAGCCGCAGGAGTCACCGCATCCGAGCTGCAGAAGATGGCAGCAGCAGCGGCGGCCAACACCGGCGCCACCGCTGGCCGCGCCGGCGAGGTCGCCCGCGAGCTGGCAAGTACCGGCCTGATCGGTGCTCAGAACCTGCAGCGCTTCACCGAAGCTGCGCTGGAGCTGGAGCGCGTAGGCGGCACGGCGGCCGAGGAAACGGCCAAGGCCTTTGCTGACCTGGCGAAGTCTCCGCTTCAGGGAGCGCTGCGCCTGAACGAGTCCACCAACTTCCTGAGCGCCAGCCTGCTGGACCAGGTGAAGGCGCTGGAGGACGTCGGCCGAACCACCGAGGCGGCGGCGCTGGTGCAAGAGGCCTACTACAACACGGTGCGCGACCGGGCCGGCGAGGTCGATGGTTCGTTGGGCCTGATCGAAAGCGGCTGGCGCGGCATCAAGGATGCCATCGCCGGCGCCGTAGACGCGCTGAAGGACATCGGGCGCCCAGACACGCTGCGAGAGCAGGTGCAGGCCATCGAGGCCGCCATCAGCGCAGCGCAGCGGGCGCAGGGCAACGACGGCGGCGGCCTGATCGGTCGACTGTTCGCTGGCCGAGAGGCCGCGCTGCGCGAAGAGCTGGCGCTGCTGCAGGAGCAGGCTCGCCTGCAGGCCCGGGGCGCTGAGTCGGACGCCGAGCGCCTGAAGCAGACCCG